TAACACTTCTCAAACATATACAGTTACAGCTACTAATGCTAATGGAACAAGTGTTGCTTCTCCTGCCTCTGGGTCTATTACTACCATAGCCCCATTCTTCCCACCATTCTTCCCACCGTTCTTCCCGTTCTTCCCATTCTTCCCTCCTTTCTTCCCTCCATTCTTCCCGTTCTTCCCACCATTCTTCCCACCGTTCTTCCCTCCATTCTTCCCATTCTTCCCACCATTCTTCCCGTTCTTCCCTCCATTCTTCCCACCGTTCTTCCCACCATTCTTCCCATTCTTCCCACCATTCTTCCCACCGTTCTTCCCGTTCTTCCCATTCTTCCCACCATTCTTCCCACCGTTCTTCCCATTCTTCCCTCCTTTCTTCCCTCCATTCTTCCCGTTCTTCCCATTCTTCCCACCATTCTTCCCACCATTCTTCCCATTCTTCCCACCATTCTTCCCACCGTTCTTCCCATTCTTCCCACCTAGCTTCCCATCCTTTGGTGGCTGTGGAGCAGCATGCTGGATGTGTAACTATGACTTCGGTGCAGGGTGCGGTTGTTCGTGCGCCTTCTAAGATATGGTATATTTATTAAGTAATTACAAAAGGAGAACTTAATGAGTACGTATGTGTATGCAACAAAAGTATCTGAAGACTCTTACGAAGTTTTTAATATGCTGCATCTTGAGAGTCCTCATGCGGACCCTCTAATTCAGCGCATTGAGAATGCGCTAGATAGCGGTCTTCCAATAACAACATTGGTTACAACAGACCTACCAAATGTATACCCTGGAGCAGTTTGGGATGGTGAAGCTTTTGTTGGAGGAGAAAGGCCTGAAAGGTACAACGATACCCCTGACTGGGGAAAGTACTCGTTCCTAGTAGATAACACCCTGTTCTTAACAACAGTATCCCCAAAAGATAGTCACACAGATTTAATGAACGCCGCCGCTTTTGCACAAGAAGTTATTCTTCTTAGAATACCAGAGGGCCAAACAGTTAATCGTGGCTCTATCTGGGACGGCACAACCTTTACGTCTCCAGAGTAACCTATGTCTAAATGGAGTGAATGGAAAGAGGCTCTTGGAGACTCAAGGCCTTGGCACTTAATTGATTCTGGCAAAAGAATTGATGACCAGGAAATTATTAAAAAAAGACTTGATGAATGCATGTCTTGTGAAAACCTTATTAAAGTTACAAAAAGCTGTAAGCTATGCGGATGCATTATGCCGTTAAAAACAACGCTTGCAGATGCAGAATGCCCTATTGGAAAATGGAAAAGACAGCCACTTAATTAGTTTATAGGAAGGCAAAAAATGCACAATGAAAATGAAAACATCTGGTTTACAAAAGATAGGTCAGAGACTGCATCAAATAGAGTTCCTGAAAGAGCTCTAGACGATAAAGTAAGTGTTAAAAATTTAGGTTTGGGACTACACCTCTACCAAAACACTTTCTCAAGTGAAGATGCCGCAAGATACATTAACACTCTTGAGTCCAATCTATCATCAGGCAACAAATATAAGTGGTCAGAGGCGCAAGTTACACAGTCTGCTGTCCCAGTTAAGCGGGCAAGAGACTGTGTAGATTTTAAGTATAAGCAGGAGAACCTTGGGCCAAGAGATGAGTCAAACGCTGAACTTATAGACTTGCATGAGGAGATATACCAAAAGCTTAAGTACTGTATAGACGACTATGCTAGGTATTGGGGTATTAACGTCGTATATTACGAAGCTTTTAACTTTGTAAAGTATGAAGGGGCAGGGACTCACTTCAACATTCACGCAGACCACGGTCCTGCATACAACTGCACAGTATCTGCGGTTATTTATATTAACGATGATTATGAAGGTGGAGACCTTAAGTTCCCAAGACTTGATAACTTAGTTTATAAACCAAAAGTAGGGGACATTGCAGTATTCCCATCAAACTATATTTATGAGCACGCTTCTCTGCCGATGGTTTCAGGTACAAAATATTGCGTTGTTGTGATGACAGACATTAACGAGTTAGGCCACAAGTAATGGCTTTAATAGCCATATTTAGGTCTTTTCGTCCGTGGATAGATAAGAAGCATATTTCTGTTCCCGTACCAACACAAAAAGAAATGCCTGCTTGGTATAAAGATGCAGACAGATTTGCAAAAATGCCAAGTGGGGAATACTACAAAGCTCCAAAAGAGATTTGCCCATTCCCTAAAGAGGGTACGACAGATGACTATGGAAAAATTCCTACGTGGAAAGCGTGCCCAGCTATTATGGACGCCTTTACAACTGGGTACATCTTTAAAACACCGTGCGACTTAACTTTCTACAAAAATAATCAGGGAATCATAGATGTAAAAATTGATAACCCTAAGTACAAAGATTTCTGTACCCAAAGGCCCCCAATGCCACAGTTTGAGCATCCAAAAGGATACTATCAAACTCATTTTGCTTGGAGCTCTCCTTGGGGACTAGAACTTCCAGAGGGATACAGCGCACTGTTTATGACCCCAATAAATAGGTTTGACTTACCATTCCTAAATACTACTGGCGTTGTAGACTCAGACAAACTTCACTTACTTGGAACTTTCCCATTTTTTCTTCCAGAAGGTTGGGAAGGTACCATTCCAGAAGGAACTCCGTATATGCAGGTTCTTCCGTTTAAAAGAGAAAACTGGGAACACAAAATAGACATTCCAGACCAATCTACAATGTATGATAAATTAGTAAAGAACATGCAATTTTACCGTCAGCCTGATGGCGGCATATACCAAACCAAAGTTTGGTCAAAACGAGACTACAAATAGGAGAATGTAATGCAAACATGGACAGAAAAAGTTGATTTAGGCAGTGGCATCTTTTGCTATAAGGGCGTCATCAATAAAGACATTGATGTTATAGGTAGAATTGAAGCAAACCTTAAGCCAGAAGGAGATGTGACTGGATATGCTTGGCAACCCGCGTATGTTGGGTATAAGCAGCTTATGCCAGAGTACAGAGACTGCAACGACTTCAAGTTTAAGAAGACAGACATTGAAAACGACAAGAGTCAGGTCAGTTTAAACCTTCAATCTTTGTGGCAAGACTTATACGACGTTAAATTGCCTGCGGTTCAAGACTATTCCAAGATGTACAACATTAACAATCTAAAGTACTGGGAAGCATTCAACTTCATTAAGTACGGTCCAGGACAGCACTTTATGGAGCATCATGACCATGGATTTTCTTATAACTGTACAGTTTCTTTAGTTGGATATCCAAATGATGACTATGAAGGTGGCGAGCTTTACTTTAGGTTACAAAACTTAAAGGTTAAAGCAGATGCTGGAGACCTGTTTATTTTCCCATCAAATTTTATGTACCCACATCAAGCAATGCCAGTAACCTCTGGAATTAAGTATTCTATTGTAACAATGCTTGATTACAGCAAAAAGTTTCACACCCCAGAGATGTATAGCGCAGAGTCAGATTAATGTTTAACATCTCCGTTGAAAAGACACAGGGGGCTCTTTTTGATGTCCAACCTATGTCAATTAAAAGAGACTGGATGGATGCAACATCAGAAAAGCATGCTTACAGGTGTTTTCCAGTAACCCAGTCAAATGTAATTGGCTGGAGTCTATCGTGCTTACAGGACATTGAGTTTATTTGGGATGGAATAAACGACCAAACACCAGACCGTGTCCAAGTGTTTAGTCCAGAAGGGGCTTATTCTGGTAGAGGTCAATCCTCTATAAGCTTAAACACGGGACTGGTTTTTAGAACAGATGAAGATGTCAGTATCTTTACCATTAACCCAGTAAATTATTTTAGTGATGAGTTTGAAACCATGTCGTCCCTAATCAGCACATCTTTTTACGACAACCCATTGCCTTTAGCTATCAAGGCAAAGATTGCAAATAAGAGGGTAGTTATTAAGGCTGGAACCCCAGTCGCCACAATTATCCCGATATCTTTGTCAAAGTTAAATGGAACAAACATTGAAGTTGTTGAGTACCAAGACCCAGGTAACAAACGATTAAACGCCAACATGTCCTATGGGGATGCCGCACAAACGGTAAACTCTGCTGGAAAATGGACAGATTGGTACAGAGACGCTGTAAACGAAAAAGACGAAACCCTAGGCTCTCATGAAGTAAAAACCCTAAAATTAGGGGTAATAGATAAAACGAAAAGGGATACACTATGAGTATGGAACAAAACAAAGATTCGTATACTGTAGCAAAAAGAACGCCATCTATGACCCCGTCAGGCTGGTTTGGGGATAGCAAAGACATGATTGTTGAGCTAGAGAACTTCATGACCCAAGAAGAGATAGAGTTCTTAGAAAAAGCTGCTAAGTCTTTAACAATTTGGGATGTTACGGAAAGCCATACGAATGAGAATGGGACCGTTACCTACGACTCAGACTATTGGAAAGACCGAGTCGCAACTCAACCAACACTAGACAAAAATGACCCAAAAATATCCCCAGTAATTGCTGGGCTATTTCAACGACTAAGACCAATTATTGAAGACTTTTACAAGGTAGAGGTTCACCCTACGGGCACAACTATTGTTAAATGGCTTCCTGGGCAGTTTCAAAAACCACACGCTGATAAAGAGCTCCACGAGGGCCCCGACGCTGGAACACCTAACGACTTTCCAAACTATGACCTATCAAGTTTGTTTTATTTAAATGACGACTATGAGGGCGGAGAGCTGTACTTCCCACTACAGGGTGTGCAGTTTAAGCCTAAAAAAGGCGCTGCTTACTTCTTCCCAGGTGACAAAAACTATATTCACGGGGTTACTGAAGTAAAAAGCGGCTTACGTTTTACATGCCCATTTTTTTGGGAAATAACAAAGCATACAGGAGACAAACAACCGTAAGGACAGGTTACAATACAACTATGAAATCAATTTACGATATCCCACTTAACTCAGCTGAGGGCTCCCCTGACTTCTTAAGCCAATTTAAGGGTAAAGTAACCCTGTTGGCTAATACGACCGTTGGCTGTGGTAACGCTAATCAAATGGAAGTTCTTCAATGGCTTCAAGATAAGTACGGTGGAGATGATTTCCAAGTGATTGCTATTCCTACAAATGACTACTGTGGACCTGGCGTTACTAAAGGAAAATGGTCTGAAGGCATAACCTGTGGCTTAGACTCGCAAGAGTACGGCAAAGAGGTTTATGGAACTACGTTTCAATTTTCAGAAATGGTTTCATCAAACCCAAACAAAAGTGCTACTGAGCTTAGCCCTTATAAGGGAGATGATTCTGTAAACGGCTTAGGGCAGCCTAGACAAGAAACTCACGAACTGTATCGTGAAATTAAAGACCAAATGCACGCTTACGCCGCAAAGCAAAGAGAGCTTGGCATTCCAGACAGAGATGGCTATTTGTCACCTTGGCTAAATCAACCTGTAGCTAATGGCGCAATGCAAGGCGGAAACTTTGAAAAGTACCTTATTGATAGAGATGGGTATGTTGCTAATTGGTTTCAATGCACAGTATTAAACTACGATATTGAAAAGACACTGAAAGAAGCCCTAATAGCTGCTGGAACCCCAGCTACCTTGGGAGAAGGTAGAACTCAAGAAGTATTTGAGGAAGAGTACGCCCTTGTTCAACAAGAGATAGAAAAGTTAATTGCTGGAGATAAATCCCTATTAAATAACTAAACGGAGTAAAGCACAATGAACCTAGCGAACAAAAAAAGGCTAACAAAAGACATCGTTGTTTATGAGAACTTTATAAGCAAAGAAGATTGCAAAAAGATGATTCAAGCCCTAGATGCTCAAGCAGACAATGGGGCAATTTCTTGGATGCCAATCTCATTTTACGAGTCATATTCTTCTGTTTTGCCACAAGACAACGACCAAGAGGTTATTGACGCTGGTCTATCTCCAACTATATTTTCAGATATTGAAAAGGCAATGCCTGAAGCAATTGCTTCAGTCCACGACCTTGACCCAAAAACAATCTGTAAAATTGGGTACCACACACAGAAGTGGGAGCCAGGAGCATACGCAAGAATTCACTCTGACAACACAGATGCTGAAGGAAACTCAGGTGCGTTTACAAGAAGCCGCTACGCAGGGTTTCTATACTTAAACGATGATTTTGAAGGTGGGCTTTTACGGTTCCCAGCACAAAACTTAGAGATTAAACCAGAAGTTGGGCTGCTTGCTGTATTTGACGGCGGGTTTAACAATATGCACGAAGTATCTCTTATTACAGGTGGTGTCAGATACACCATTGGTTCTTTCTGGGATGACCGAGAAGAGTCAGCGTACCCACAAGAGGTGCGAGATGCATGGGCTGAAGAGATGAAGGCCACTAGAGCGCAACAAGAGATTGAACGAGCAGAGTGGCAAGAACTTCTTAAGCAGGGTTGGAAGTTAGATGCGGCTGGAAATAAGTACAAACTAGGGGAGAGTACAAATGATTGAGTCTTTTAAACAACAGCTGATAGACAGCGGGTATGTAGTTACAGATATTACCCCAGAACTATTCTCTGTTGAGAACTTTTTATCACAAGACCAAATAGACACTTTTTGGGAAATTATCCACAGTACCTCTCAAGAAGATTGGGAAGTAGAGTACCACGCAAACTTAAAGTATTTTTGCATGGAAAAATTTGGTAGAGATGACGTAGAAAATCTGGTTGCTGAGGGTAAGTTTGAAATTACTCAAAATTGGAAAGATAAAAACTTTAACATACTACATCATGAGATTCAAAGACCTTTATATGAGGTTGTAAACTCAATGGTGGTCAAAGCTGACCCAGAATTAATCTTAAGTGGCTTTGCAACAATTCAGCGGATGCAAGCAGGAGTAGAGTTAAAAGCGCATACTGACCAAAAAACAGACCCGTCTATAAAATACGCCACCATTGTATACATCAATGATGATTATGCAGACGGCGAGTTATTTTTTCCAAAGCTTGATATTCAGCTAAAGCCTAAACCAGGAACTATGTTATTTTTTCCAGGAAACGAAGAGTATGAGCACGGAGTCAAGCATGTAGGGGATGGACAAATACGGTATGTTCTTGTCGGGTTCATTAAAGAAAAAGACCATTACGCAAAGAATAAGTATTAAGGAAGAAGCACATGGATAGAGAAATACTAGACCCAAAAACGTACTACTACACCGATGCTATTGAAGACTTTGATACTTTTAAAAAGGTTTGGAAAGAGCTAGACACTCTTGAGCAATACCCAGAGTCGGGTGTAAATGTTTGGAACACCTGGACTGCCTCTAATGATAAAGATTTTATCTATGGAGAAACAAAGACTTTTGATATTAATGCAATGAACCGGCTTAGTCCAATCTTCTCGCCCCAGGCAGCCGAAGTAGCAGAAAAAAGTAAATATATTTACCACGCTATTATGACTACAATGTATAGCGTTTGCAAAGACTATGCCTCTTCTTTGGGAGACTTTGATGAGCCAAGACTTTTTCCAACCTTTAACATAAAAAAGTACAACACTGGGGTTGGGATGGGCGCACACTTTGACCAATTAGACGGAGATAAAACCCTAAGATATTCATTAGTAATGTACTTAAACGATGATTGTGAAGGCGGAGAAATATCTTTTCAACTAAAGGACTATGACGGTGGATGGACCAGCGCTGATGGTTTTTCTAAAGGGTCAGCTCCAGGAGTAGACTTAGACTATGACGTAGCTGTTGCAGCTAAAGCAATTGACTTTGGACTAAAGCCAAAAGCAAATAGCGTTGTCATATTTCCAGCATTTCCACCGTATTTTCATACGGCACACGTTGTAAAGTCTGGCTTTAAGTATATGATTCCTGGACATTGGATTCATAACGACATGGAGCTTAATAAGAACCAAGGTATGTAATTGAAAACGGCTATTGTTACTGGGGCAAGCAAAGGCGTAGGCCTAGCAACAGTCAAGCTTCTATCCCAAAACGGGTACAAGGTTATTGCTGTTTCAAGAGACCTTTCCAAAGTATCTGAGCTTGTATCTGACAACGTTGAAGTATACAGATTAGACATTACAAGCTCAGAAGAAATTAAAGCGTTCTACGAGAAGTACAAGGACATAACCCTAGACCTTTTAGTTAATAACGCTGGCGGGGGGTCTGGACCAACACATCTTATAAACGAAACTATGGATAATTTTAGACGGGCTTACGATATAAACGTATCTGGTCCAATGTATTTGTCACAGCTATTTGTTCCTGCCATGAAAAAATCAGAGTCTTCAACCATTATCTTTATAACTTCTTTGTGCGGTAAAACCCCTTATAGGGGTGGGGGAAATTACAGCAACGCAAAAAGAGGTGAAATGGCCTTAGTAGATACAATGCGTATGGAGTTTCCAGAGTATGGGATTAAAGTAACAGAAGTTTGTCCTGGGACTATAGATACTCAAGTTGAAAAAAAAGACAATGCTTTGACAGCAGAAGACCTGGCAGAAGCTATTCGGTGGGTTGGTTCGCTCCCAAAACACTTTAATATAAACCACCTAGAGCTAAGTCATATAAACAACAACAAGTACTAACGAAAAGAGCTTTTATGCCTAAAGATGTTCCTAAGATAATTTGGCAAACACATAACTACCTATATGAAGAATTACCAGAACATTTAAGGCAAGTAACCCAGACCTGGATAAATTTAAATCCGACCTGGGAATACAGGTACGTTGACCATATAGCTAGGGCAGAATTTGTAAAAACAGAGGACCCCGTACTTTATACTCACTTTGAAAAACTAACCCCTGTAACTCAAGCAGATTTATGGAGATACCTAGTAACCTATACATATGGTGGGGTGTATGCAGATATGGATTCGGTATGTAAGTCTCCTCTAGACTACATGCTTGATACCTTACAGTGTGACCATGACCTTTTAGCAGCTTCTCAGCCAGGTCATCTTAAGTATAATAATTGTAATTATGCTGTGGGTAAAAACTCAAAAAATCTTGAAATAATTATAAAAAATTTAAAAGATGAAGACTATTTAACTGGCAATTTAAACGTATGGGCTTGCCCCTTAACGCGGTTTGTTGAGCAAGCTTCCGCAAGTGATACGGTCTGTAAAGACTTTAGTGGCGCTCTTCATTCACAGGAGTTTAAGTCAGCTTTTAACGATACTTTTGAGGTAGATTACTATGGAAAGCGTGTAGCCTACAATGAATTAATCCGTGGATTGCCCCTCTAAAGGAAGAAGCCCGCTCTACAATATGTGCATGAGCAATATCTCATAGTATTCTCCCTGTTTTGTGATAGGAATTAACTGATGTCAATTGTTGGAGTAACGGCTTCTAGCCGTAGGCAAGTACCTAACGCTCCAACCATTGGCACAGCTACAGATGTAGGAACAGATAGAGCGTTTAATAATGGCGCAGCAGTAGTTACCTTTACCCAAAGTCCAATTGGCTTTGAAGCAACCTCTTACACCGTAACCTCTAGCCCTGGCGGATTCACAGCCTCTGGTACCTCTTCTCCTTTGACTGTAACTGGATTGCAATCTAATACCGCTTACACTTTTACAGCAACAGCAACAAACTTTGTAGGAACAAGTACCGCCTCTAGCGCCTCAAATAGTATTACTGCAACTACCGTTCCACAGGCTCCAACTATTGGAACTCCTACCCTTGCTACTGGTCAGGCGTATACTGGTTCTGCAAACATTGGGGTTGTCTTTACCGCTGGCGCCACTGGTGGAAAATCAATTACAACTTTTACAGCAACCTCTTCTAGCACCACAGTTGTTTCTGGGGCAACTTCTCCAATTACTATATCTGAAACTGTAGGTATCTCTAGAAACTACACAGTTACCGCAACTAACGCTAATGGAACAAGCTTAGCCTCTTCTGCAAGTACCTTCATTACTCCGTCTTCTGTTCCTGAATCTGCCCCTACTATTGGTACTCTTTCAAACGTCACTGGTATTGCCTATGGTTCTAACCCACAATTCACTTTAACGTTTGGAGCACCAACAAGCACAGGTGGCTCAGCAATAACTTCGTACAAGTACTCAACAGATGGCGGAACTACTTACATAACAGCGCCAAGCAATACAAGCCCAATGACTTTAACTACGCAGAGTACCTCTGGAACTCCAGCATTTGTAGCGGGCACTTCTTACTCTGTAATTCTTAAAGCAGTAAACGCAAATGGCGATTCTCCAGCATCTGCATCAAGTAACTCGCGGGTTGCTGCAACTATCCCAAGCACTCCTACATTTACCCTGTCCAGTACTGGCAACACTAACATTACTGGAACGTATTCCTATAACACTGGTGGACAAGCTGTCACTTCGTATGTTTCAGAAGTTTCTGGTACCGCAGCAACTACCGCAGGGACAAGTCCTGTAGGAAATACTTCAGGCGCTTTAACTTATACGTTTAGTTATGTACAGGGAACTCAGTACAGCGTATCTTTTAGCATTACTAACCCAATGGGTACTGCAACTGCTACATCTCAGAGTATTACACCATTTGCACCAGCAAGCCCTAGTACACCAGCAAGTTTGAGCGCTGCTGTAGCAAACACAACAACTGTAAACTTAACATACGGTGCAATTGCTATAAACGGGTCAGCACTTACTGCGTGGCAAGGAAGTGGAACAAGCACAGGGGACATTGTCTCTAACCCTGCAATTAACCTAACTTACTCTGGAACCCCCAGCGCAGCGGGTGGAACCGTCAGTGTTTCAGGAACATTTGCAGCAATTCAGTCATACACGTTCACTTTAAAAGCAAGAAACGCTGCTGGCGTAAGTGGGGGAGTAACATCAAATAGCGTTGTTCCTCTGCCAACTATTACAGATAACTTTAACCGTTCGGGCTCTACTTTAGGCACAACTTCTTCTGGTAGTCCTTGGACAACTCACTCTGGCGCTTGGTCTACCAACGGAAGTAAAGGCGTCTCATCATCTTCTGGCGTAGCTTCTGTATCCTTCGGTACTGGAACCGCAACAGTAACTGCCGATGTAACTAACGGTTACGGAGTTGCGTGGTGGGTAAGTGGTAGCGGCTCTTACTACAGCTCTTACTATCAACAATACACATACACCTATTCAACAGGTGCAAATTACTGTACTGATTGTTCTTACACAAACTACTCTTGTAACAATTCAACATCTTACTCGTGCTCTGTTGGACAGCTTTACGGCACTAACTGCTATACCTGTCCTTCTGGATTTACCTTTGACCAATCTGATGGAGTATGTAAAAAGTGTGCTGATGGAACTGTTACTACCACAACCTACTCTTGTAACAACAGCATCAGTTATTCTTGCCCATCAGGTGGAAGCCTCTACGCTGGCACTTGCCGTAGCTGTCCTAACGGCGGTTCTTTAAACTCTAGTAATGGTCAATGTGAAGGCTGTAGTGCAGGGTCACCTGTGTGTCCTTCTGGCACTACAGAATACAACGGTAGCTGTTACAGCTGTAGTAGTGGAACTCTCTACAACAATACTCAGTGTCAAATTGTATCTGGAACTACTGGTAATGGTATTTACTCTTACTATGGGAGCGCTTACAGCTATGCTGCAACACCTACGACGCGACAGTGTACTCAAAGTAACGTTAACGACATGTCTAACCCATGCTTATACGTTGGAGAATGTAGCCCAGGTGGAACCAGCGCCGTTTATTGTTTAAGGACTTGTGACCAAGGTGGCGCTCAAAGTTCTCCATCTTCTTCTACTTGTTACTTATGCCCTAGTGGAACGGTAAACGGTCCAAACCCTAGTACTGGTTCTGGTTCCATTGCTTCTTGCTACGCCGAAGGCACACAGCCAGCCTACACTTACACAAACGCAACTGTAAGCTCTAAGACAACACCTAACGCTGGTACATACCCAAACTGTAACTACGGAGTTACTGTATTCTCCACAACATCTTACAACGCAAGTTCTCAGGTTATTTCTGGTGGAACTTATCCAAACTGCTGCTGCGGCTCGTCATCTAGTACCTCCACTACAACAGTTAGTGGTGGAACTTGGCCTAACTGTAACTACACAGTTTCTACAAGCTCTGCAACCAACCAAGGTGCAGCAACCATAATCACCAGTTCAGGTGGAACTTATCCAAACTGCTGTTGTGGCTCGTCATCTAGTACCTCAACAGCAGCAGCTGTAGCTGGATATCCAACCTGTGGTTGCTTAGCAAACACTGCCTCTAGAATAAATACTGGAGGCGGTGTAGCCGTTACTCCGACAGCTACCGCTACTGGAGATAGAGTTGTTACTAATGGGTCAGCAAGCGCACTTCTTGCTTCAGCTCCAACAAGACTTACAGCCGTAACTAGTGCTGCAGGTTCTTGGACAGTGTATGCTTACAACTCAAGCGGTACTCAGATTTACACCACAACAGGTTCAGGTACTCCTGCAGGAAACTATGGTATATTTTTAGGCACAAGCACACTATCCATTGGAACAGGTGTAGACAACTTCTCGGTATCGTAATAGGAGCATAATGAGCGACAAACCACGTAATGCACGTCCTTGGGATTTATTTAACAAGAACCTTGGAAGAGTTGAAACAACGATTGCAGAAGAACGCTATGAGATTTGTTCTGCTTGCCCTGAGCTAATAAAACTAACAGGTCAATGCAAAAAATGCGGGTGTTTTATGCAGCACAAGGTAAAGCTTCCAAACGCATTTTGTCCATTAGACAAATGGCAAGCAGTTTCAATTAGCTACACAGAAGACCAATCAGAAGAGGAAACAAAATAATGGAACTATACGACCCAGAGCGCCCACTTCCACCTAAGAGAGTTGCTTTTGTTCTTGACGGAGTAATCCAAGACATTCTTCACACGGATGAGCGGTTAGCTTCAATCTTGCTAAGTGAGCCATTAATGGTTGATGTATCTGATGAACCAGAGAGCGTTGTTCCTGGCACTCTGTACCCTTTTGAGCGCAACGAAGCTTAGCCCACTTTCTACTCTTCTTTAAGAGATAATCCTCGTATGCGTGGTAACAAAGTACAGGGACGTTTTAAAATTGACTTTGAAAGCAAGTCAATGGATGAGGGCATGGTTGATGACCTTCGTGACCCTGTTGGTACCACCGTATCTTGGTGGGTATGGGACCAAGCTTATTTAGATGCAAATCCAAATCTTGTAGTTGATGACATCTACGATGTCTCAAGTACCACTCCTGGAGAAGGACGTCGTTGGAAGAGCCCATTTGAACTACCAGTAATTATGGCGCAACAAATTCGGTCTTCAAACGTCATGAACGAACGAGGCTTCTACGTAACAGACACTTTGCGCCTTGTTGTATCGGTTTCTGATGTAAACATACTCATTCCAGATATGATTACAAACCCAACGACCCACATTAAAGATAGAATTGCATTCCAAGAAAAGATATTTGTTCCTACACGGGTTATGCCACGTGGACGGTATAAAGAGCGCTATTCTGTAGTCACCATTGACTGCAACCAGGTTAACGCCGAAGAGCTTGTCAATGACCCACAGTTCCAAAGCTACGCCTCACCAAGCGTTGGTTTTGGAAATGGTGTACTCGGTTATGGTGTTGGACTTTATGGTAGCTATGGATATGGAAGGTAATAACTATGCCGTTAAATAAGCCTGTTGATGGAGAGACTAACTGGGATGTAAAGCTAAATGCCGCACTTGACTACTTAGACGTACAGAAGGCACCTCTTGCATCCCCAACCTTTACTGGAAAAGTAAATCTTACCAACACAACTGCACCTACTGCCAATATGACAGGTGGAGGAATTTTGTATGTAGAAGCTGGAGCTCTGAAGTACAGAGGCTCTTCAGGAACGATTACAACGATTGGACCAGCATAATGTCAGAGTTTGAAGATGACATCCTTGACGATGTTGACTTTGAAAATTTTGAGCCTGAGCTAGATGAAGACCTGTTTGATGAGGACTTTGATTTTGAAGACGACGAGGAAGAGGAAGACGAATGAAACCAGAATGTAAATGTGGCAACTGTGGCTGCGGCAAAAAAGACCCAAGCTAAGGTTGAAAAGCCAGTAACTCTGGCTATCAAGGTCCCAGGCAAGCCTGCACGGGAAACGCATAAGATTTCTAAGAACAAAAAAGGTGAGGTCATTGTTGACCATACCAACCGTGACAAAGGCACTTACGACAAGATTAACCTGACAAAGAAGGCTGGCGCTAAGACAATTAAGCAAGGCGTTAAAGCAACTAAAGATTGGCATAAGACAAATGGCTAAAGGACCTTGTTGGGATGGCTATGTTCAAGTAGGCATGAAAATGAAAAATGGCAAGAAAGTTCCAAACTGCGTACCTGAAGGCTCTGGTAAGAAGAAGGTCGCAAAACCTACTACAAAGAAAGCTGGTAAAAAATAATGTGTGCAGCATGTGGATGTGGAAAGAAAAAGGGCGAGCCAGGTTTTGGCAAGGGCCCAAAGAAGACTGCTAAGAAAACGGCTCTAAAAGGTAAACAAAAGAAGCTTGATGCAGACAAAGACGGCAAGCTAGAAGGCTCTGACTTTGCTGCCCTACGAAAGAAGAAGAAGTAATGTGCGCCACCTGTGGCTGTATGAGGCCAAAAGACAAGCACGGAATGAAGACCCTTGCTGCAGCAAACAAGAAGTTTGATAAAAAGCCCAAGGAAAAAAAAGAAAAGTCAAAGGCAAAAAAGAAGTAAGTAGTTAGGCCCCGAAAGGGGCCTTTCTTCTTTATCATAGGTTTATCAGTAACCCGCTGCGGGCCTGTGCAGTCCCAACTGCTTGCGTTGTATAAGGGGTTTATCCATGCTGCTTTGCCTTACCAAAAAAAAGGTACACAATGGCTGACACCCACGCTCATACATCGCTAGATAAGAGCAGTCACGAAACTGCTAAGTATCTCTCCTCACACCTCCGTAATGAAGCTACCGCAGCTGGCTGGCCTGACCATATCGTTAAGGGTATGAAGGTCCATTACCACGAGGGTGAATTTAAAATTTCCGCTAATAAAAAGCACACCAAGCAGATTAATGACTTGGAATACGGAACTCAAGATAGCCGTCCTACAGCAGCTATGCGACGTTTTTCTAACAATACCTCTGAAGCTGAAGAGTTCCTTGTAGGTAGAATGCTGAAGCACATGGGAGGCGAGCTATGACCTTCCTTATCTCTGAGGATGAGGCTTTGCGCAATCTTCTTTTAGGTATGACCGTTGTTGACCAAAAAGCAAACAATGACAATACCTCCCGCAGTGTAAAAGTTTATTTTGGGCAACCTGACCAAGAAATCCGTGAGCAGTCATACCCGTACATCACAATTGACATGATTGACATTGCAGAAGACCCTGCACGTGCTCATCGTGGACTAGTAAAACCAGAATACTTGCCAAACCCAACTAGTTCTCCTTCAGGAACTGGAACGTACAGTGCAAGCACGAACGACTGGTACATCAACTACCCTATTCCAGTAAACATTGATTACCAAGTAACTACGTACTCACGTCAACCACGTCATGACCGTCAAATTTTGGCGCAAATGTTGACTAATAAGATTCCAATGCGGTTCGCTGTATTGGAACCAAATGACGGAACAGTTCGTCGTTTGGACCTTTTGGATGTCTCAAAACGGGATGTCACAGAGCAAGGAAAGCGTTTATTTATGAATGCTTTTACAGTGAGAGTCTCGTCCGAGATAACCTCACAAACCTATACACAAGTGTACAAAACGTTGCAAATTATTGGTACTGGCACAATGGGTGACTTTGTTCAAGGACAAACTTCATACCCATTTACTGCCGTTGATTCATGGACTAATCCGTAACAACATGGAACCCCTACCCAACTAGTTAGGAGAAAACAATGGCTTATAGCCGTCCAGGTGTTTACATTAGTGAGCGCCTACTACCCGCACCAATTGGGGCTGGAGCTGCAGCTAACGCTGCAGGTGCAATCGCTGCACCATTTGCTCAAGGTCCAGAAACCGTAACTCTTGTTAACTCTTGGTATGAATTTACCAAGTATTTCGGAGGATACAACGCTGCATATCCATCTTCTTTTGGAGTTGCTCAATTCTTTGCTAATGGTGGTCGTGAGTTATACGTAAAGCGTATTCTTGCATCAAACGCCTCTAGTGCTGCCGTAACAGTATCTACTGCTGGTTCAGTAGCTGTATTTACTGCTACAGCTAAGAACCGTGGTTCAGATGGAACTAACCTTCGTATAGAAATTTCCGCTGGAACTGTTTCTGGTACTTACACATTAACTCTTACCAAGGAAACTGTTGCAGGAACAAGTTCAAACACTGCAAACGATTACCTACTTGAGCGTTATGAAAATATTGTCTTTGACCCAACATTTTCAACTAGCTCAGATTACGCAAACACTGTAATTAATACTACTTCTGGGTACATCACTATCAGCAACAATGCTGCGGGTGTTCCTGCTTCAGGAGTTTACCCACTTACCGTCAGTGGTTCACCAGTCAACGGGGGAGATGGAGCAACTGTTGCTGCAACTGATTACACATCTTATGCTGCAACATCAACCTCTGTTTGGAACGAGTTCAACTCTGTAAATCGTCCTCTCGTTATCTTTACTCCAAACATCTATGCTGTAGTACCAACATCTACTGCAACCGTTACAGCAGCAGCCTCAGCCTGGGCTGAAGCTAACAATGGTTTCTACGTTGCAGAAACAGCTGCTGGATTAACTGTGGATGCTGCAATTGCTGCAGCTCAGGCACTCAGTGGTAGAAGTTCAACTGCTATGTACTACCCACACGCTTACATTTCAGACCCAGTTGGTCGTGGAAACGGCGCACTTCGTCTGGTAGGTCCTTCCGGAGCAATTGTAGGAAAGTACCTTTCAACAGATGCAAGCATTGGTGTGTTTAAAGCACCTGCTGGTCTACGAAGCCCAGTTGCGGGAATGGTTGCTCTAGAGCGAGTATTCACAACAGCTGAACTAGACAGACTGAACGTTGGTTTGCCAACAGCAAATACAGGTTCAGTTGCACCAGTAAACCCTCTTCGCCAGATTCCTGGCGCAGGAATTGTAGTTATGGGTGCTCGCACTCTTCTACAAGATGGGACTGCAAACCGCTACATCAACATGCGTCGTTCTTTGATTTACATCAAGGCACGTCTAAAGGCTCTTACTGAGTTTGCAATCTTTGAAAACAACGATGAGCGCCTATGGGCACAAATTAATGGTGTGATTGATTCATTCCTTAACGAGTACCGCAATCAAGGAGGTCTTCGTGGAGGACCTACACAAGCATACTTCATCAAGTGCGA